CCTCTAAGCATCGCTGTAGATGCATCTTGGTCATCATTGATAAGATCAGATATAGAACGCCCAAAGAACGCATGAGGCTCAGGATCGACCTCAAACACGGCAAATGGTACTTCGCTGTATGGCTCGTAATCTAGGAGCTGGTAGTCATTACCGCCAAGCATAAACTTGTAGAGCTGTGCGACGCCAGTTCCCTCGATGTCCATCTTCATGTACGCCTCGGTCACCGCCACTAGCTTCATTGATAGATCTTCGGTCGACTCTTCCTCTTCCTGTTGATATCCGCGACGCTCAAAATCCTCTATCTCGGAGTATGTATCGCTAGATCCGATGCCGGTAAGATTAGATACTTTCTCGAAATCAAATCCCATGTTAACGAGATCAGATACGCGCATCTCGGTACGGTGCGCTACAACGTAAAAGTCATCAATTGACTTGGCGTTGCGATCCACCATAAATTCCTCTGGCGGAACAGATTTTACTTGTAACATCCCTTTGTCAGTTTTTCGATTAATCGTGACGCTATGTTCAGGAGTTTCGACTTCCATGCCCATTTGATCAATGGAGATAGACATTTCTTGGCTATGTTCAATAACATCGACATTGTCCTCATTAACTATGGCTGAAAACTCTTCATCAGTTAAGTTTGTAAAACTGTAAGTTTCAGCCTCTGTGTATTTGTCCCAGTAAACCTTTAGGACGCCAGCCTTCTTAACCATTGCGTCGTGGAACGCATCGTTCAGTAAGTTGTAACCATGAAGCTCGTTAAATGCCCAGTGCATATACTGCGTCGCCTGTTGCGCAACGGCTACATCATCTTGGTTCGATGGAATATATTCGACCGCTCGATCAGTTGATAAAAACACGCGCAACAGACTTGGTTTGATTGATCGTATTGTGTCTCGCACTTTTGTTGCGACCACTTTAGATCGACCGTCCTCTTCGCCGATATCTACTTCACCATCAAAGTATCTTTGCGCTTTGATCCTGTCGTCAGCGATCTCGCTTTCAATAAAGTCAACGGCATCCTGTACGGCTTTTTGTACGATGCTCTCAACTCTATCCTCATCCATGCGTTCTGGCTTCATTTACTTTTCCTTGTTATGGCCCAAATGGTAAAGGAATCATATCTAACAAACGATCTGATTTTGGTTTATTCTCTTCCGCAGCGGCTATTGATGGCCCAGCAAATGGAGATCCTTTATATGGAATTTTGGCAAATGGAGTTCCCTGAGAAAATATTGATCTAAGATTTTCCAAGCCCTCTAATGCATCTTGTTCAGAAGATAGTTTTGCTGTTTTGCTCGCGCCAAGTTGAGCCAAAGCAATTTTAGGATTAACAATTCCAGCAGATTGATTAATAGCAAGCATTAAGCCACTAGAACTAGGATCTAAATTAGCAATTGTTTTCTTAAATTTTTTATTTTTCATTTGTTTTAAGAATTCTTTCATGCCATCAATTTCTTTTTGATCTAAAAATCTGGCATCTTTGCTTTTTAACATTTTTTGAACAGCTTTAGTGAATGCAACAGCAGTATTATCTTCGTCTTTAGCCTCATTCCAAGCCGAATCTAATGCCGACGTTTTTTGATTTTGTTTGTAAATTTTTCTAGCCGCCTCGATGCCCGGAGTTGTTGCAGGATGACTGTTAACAAATTCATCTAACTCACCAATCATTTCTCTTATATAATTTGTTTCATTGGTAAGATTTTTTGCTTTTGCGGTATCATATTCATTCCACATTCTTCGTCTTAATTTCTCCAACTCTGACCAAGACATTTTTTGAAGATTTCTGTTTTCAATTAAATTTAAAGCTCTGTTTGCAACTTTATGAGTTTTTGGATTCCAATCAAAATCAGACTCAAGTGAATTTCTAACTTGCTTTGTCAATCTATTGGTATCTTGAGGAGAAAATATAGTCCCTGCCATTTCAAGATCTTTGTACAATTTGTTTTGCAACGTATCAAAAGATTGTTTTGTCATTTTTTGATCATATGCATCAATGGCGGCTTTAACTGGTTTGCTTACTATATTTCCAAGAGTATTTGCTCCAAGCATAAACAATGGGGCCGTTACAGCAGTTGCCGCTCCCTCTTGTAATCTTTCTCCTATATCTCCCTCTGCCTTTCCAGTACCATATGCAAGTCCGCCAAGAGCCGTTTTAAGGTATTGATATGTTTTTCCAATCGGTAAATAAGCGCCACCTAACATTTCAGCAGCAGTACCAGCTCCGCCACTTTCAACGTTATACCTTTCCATTTCCGATCTAATGTCTGACGCTGGCTTTCCAGTAAAAAATGATTCTATTTCATCTCCAGCTCCAAAAGTTGGAACTTGGGCAAAACTTCTTACAGCTTGAGATCTGCCATAATCTGTTGGAATTTCAATTCCAGCAGTTGAAACGCCAAGAGCATCATCCTCAGCCGCAGATTCTCCCATTTGATACATTGGAGGAAAAGCCTTATCAACAAGAGCCAAAAATTCTGAATCACTCATATCACCAGGCTTTTCAACTATTTGACCGCTTTTTAATCTTATTTTTTCTGGCATTATTGCTCCCCAGCTCTTCTTCTTAATTCATCGATATCTATAACGTTTTCATTTGAATTATTTGATTCAGAATTTTTCATTTTCTTTACTAATTCTTGAGCATCCTTAAGACTATTTATTTTGTATTTTGACTTTGGATTATCAATTTTTTCTAGTGTTATTCCGCTTGCCTTTTGATATTTATCTAGACGACCAGAATCTAAAGCATTATTAAATCTTTCTATTGCTCTTTTTTGTATGTTTTCTCTAACTTGAACCATATACAGCAAAGTAGGTTCATTCATTTCAATTGATCCAGACAAGACTTTTTCCAAGAATTTTCTTTCTGCTACAGTATCTAATCCTCTTGCACCAATTCCAAGCTCTCCAATAGCGGTAAACACTTCTGATCCTAATAATGACTCCAAAGCCTCTGCCTCTGAAACTCTAAATGATGCAGTTTCATCGTCCCATAAAACTGATTTTAATCTATCTACAGTATTTCTAATTCGAGCAAAAGGGCCAGCTTCAAATTCTGGACTTAAAATCATTTCTTTTGTACGCTCAATTTTATCTAGCTTATTAACACTGTTTTCACCAGCATCTACTATTTTCATATTTCTTTCTACTATTGCCTTACCATACTCCTCTGCTTGTTTATCCTCGCCCGGAAACATACTTGTGCTGACTGCCTTAATATCACCGCTTGAATTATCTATTTTGTATGCCTCATTAGGATCTAATTGAGGATTAGCAGCAACTTCCTCTGGAGTCATTAATTTCCAATTAGGATCAGGTTTTTTCAAAACAGCAGTCATTGCTGTTTTTGGATCAATTTGCCCTTCCCTTACCATTTCAGCTATTTTCATCATTCTTGAATCTACTGATCCATCTACCTTTCTTGTTGCCATCGTCTCAATAGCATCAGCAGTTCTGTTTGAGTTCCTAAATTTATTATTACTCTCAATGGTTTTCATCATTGCTGCGTTTAAACTTGGATCTGGATCTAACCGCATTGTGTTAAAAGCCATTGCTAAATAAGGAAACAAATTTGGATTGCTCATCATGCGTTTAACAAATCCGGGGCTTTCTGCCTCTTTCTTTCTTATTTCGTCAGTAAGTTTTTCAGCATTTTCTCTTTTAGAAAATAAATTACTATCTCCTGCAGGAGTAATTGTGTTGATTAAATTAAGAGGATTGCCAGAATCAACATCGCTTACATCAGTAATTAAGTCTGTACCACTAACATCTGTTGCAACTTTATTAATTACGCTTTCAGCCTCCGCATCTGATTCAGAGGCAACTCTTAATTGTTGCGCTTGACGCGCTTGAGCATCAGTGTATTGCGGCATAACTGATGGAGCGCTTTGCGATCCATTTGAAGAAAACGGAAATACGTTTCCTTCTTGCATAGGATTAATTGACGCCTGTTGAACAGATTGATCAGAATTAAAATTTTGCATTGAGCCATCACTGTTTAAGTTTGGATCAATATTTTTCTTTTCCATTACTTTTTTAGCAAGAGGGGCCGCCATCCTAGCAACATCGCCAATGATGTTATCGCCAAATACGGACTTTACTTGCTGAGGTTGTGGCGCAGATGGTCGTTGTATGTTTAACGGAACTGACTCTTCTATTGGGGCAGATCTATAGTCTGGAACCGATGCCATATCTGTCATCATTTGACTTCCGGTCATAGCTTGATCAGGCCTTGAGGATGCGCCTAACAATCCTCCTCCTCGAGAAACCTCTGGCGGCATATACTGTTGAGCAGGAGCAGGCTGGCTGCCATAAAATGCCTTTTGAAATGGATTGCCCATTGGAACAGTAGTGTTTACTGGTGGCGGCATCATTTGCGCTGGATTAGCAAATGGGCCGTTTGGCGGCGGAGTTGATATATCAAAAGTATCGCCATAGGTTTGAGGTGGGATGAATGATCCCCCTTCTGGGCCTACCATCCCTAACCGACGCAACTCATCTAAAATTAATTTACCTTTTTCCAAAGACATATTTAACTGTTCCCAAAGTTAGATCCACTAGCCGCTGTTGCCGCCAATGTTAGATAATCAAATAAGCCCGGCTTTCTAGTTGAGGTAGTTGTCATTGGAGTCGGCGTGGCGCCAAGAGCTTGAGAAACATAACCAATAGACTGGGCAGGAGCGCCGGCATAAGTGCCAAATTTTTGTTGTGCAGCGTCGTACAATGCCTGCTGCAACGCTTGCTGTTGTGCGCCCTGAGCCGCAAGATTTTGTTGTACTTGCTGCCCCATACCAAAACCAAGATTAGAAATATTGGCAAGCTGCGCCCCAGCGCCAAGTTGTTGTTGAGCGCCTTGCAAGTCTGATTGAACATTAAACTGATCTGCGCCAAGTTTATTTTTAATGTCAGCCAAGGCCATTTGTTGCGCGTTTTGAAATCCTTGAGATCTTAGCCCAGCCGATGATTGCGCTAACTGTTGCGCAATGTTTCTGCCGTATTCCGCCTCTGTAACGGCTTGCCTCGATCCACCGTAAGCTCCAGCAGCCTGCGCCTGAGCGCCTAACATATCAAGGCCCATTGTCGCGCCTCGAAGTATGTCCGCCTCGTTAGCCCTAACAACCTGCTCGGTAAACGGATCTTGATATTGACTAATATCAGTTGATGATAATTGACCAGCTTGAACTTGCTGTGGCGTGTATCCCATCCCAGATGCCGCACCAATTCCAGCTCCGTATACGCCTTGTGCTGCTGCTTGGTTTACGTTAGGCATTCCGCCCTGTGGTGATCCAGCCATAATCTATCCCTTATACAAATAAGTTGTTATATGCCGCAACCTGTTGCGGATTGCGCCGCTGCATTTCCGCTAATGCTTGATCGTACAGCGGAGCCGCAGAATATCCTTGAGATCCATCTGCAAACGTTTGCGTCGTCGGCATTCCTTGATTTGCAGTCAAAGTATTAGGCTGCAACAAACCAAACGCCTCTGCTGCGCCAATGTTTGATTGCATTGCCGCTAATTGCGTTGGATTAAAAGCCGCGACATCTGGCCCTCTATAAATTAGTGGGCCTATTTTTTGTGCCGCTTCAGCTCTAGCTAAATTTCTAGTTGCTGGAGCTTGAACCCACGCTGGAATTGATTGCGCTTGTGTTTTACTTCCACCTTTTCCACCACCACCACTACTCATTTATATGTCCTTTTTAAGCGTTGTAAATTGATATTTCCAACCTTCGCTCGCCAATGCTTTCTTCCATCCCGGACGCCCTGTCAATGTCATTGCAGTACATCCTTGAGCCTTGGCCCACTCAATTGCTGGCTCGTGGAACGCTGTAAGTTGATTAAGCGTACCACCAGCCAAAAAAACGTGAAATACTTTTTTTCTTGGATAACTTATTATTTCAGTAACCATGCAAGAATTAGCCGCAGGCCAAAACTGAAAGTTGCCAAGCAAAATACCAAGCATGACATCGTCAAAATTGTGAGTATCCCCACTATAAGCAAGGGCATTCTCAATATATTCTCGACAGCGAATAATTTCATCAACCATGCCT